GTGATAGAGGAAGGGGAGGATCACGGCCGCGCCAGATCTTTCGCCCGCTCTGCCGACACGCAACGCCGGCCGCCGTTGATCATCATGACCTCGTTGGTAGAGCAGGCGGCCTTGCAGCCGTCCTCGTAGGTATTGCCGTCCGTGTTGACGACTGCGAGAGCGATCCAGGCGCCGACCATCATGCACAGAACGGCGATGGTTGCCGCGCCGCCGCCGCTCACAGAGGTATCTCCTCGAGCAAGATGACCTGACTGCTGTGCGCGTAGGCGTCACAGCTCTCGCCCGGGCGCAGCGTTTGCGAATAGATGGTCTCGCGGCCCGCCTCGACTGTTTCGCCTGGCTCAGCATCGACAGGCGTGACGCGCAGGCTGCGATGGGCGTCGTCGTTCTTGATGATCACGCGCATGGTCATGGTCAGGTTCCTTTCAGGGTCCGCAGGAGTGCACGACGGTCGCGATCGCAGCGACAACGGCGCAGACGCCGAGCACCAGCAACACGCCTTTTGGCGAAGGCACAGGCTCTGCGCCAAGCTCGACGTCGATCGGGATGCGCGGCGTCTGCATCGCCTCTAGCATCAGAGCGTCAACCCGCCGATTTCGCTCCTTCTCGACTTTCTTCGCCGCTTCGAATGCCTCGACGGCTTCGCGGTACGCGACGCCGAGCCGCTGGCACTCGGCTATGTTCGCGTCGCTCGGCTCGATCATGTTCCTGCGAATGGCGTCACGCAGAGCGACGCGAAGCTCGAAGACCTCATCGCGCACAGCACTGCTGACGCCCGGACCCATCACGCCACCCCTTGCGCGGCCCGCGCGACGTGGTCAGTCCAGATCTTGCGCCAGTCCTCCGCCGAGCGACCCTTACGGGCTTCGCGCCACGCGGCCCGCCGGCGGCGGCGCGGGATGCAGGCGGCCGCGGCCCGATGCACGATGGCCTTGGCCGCCTTTTCTTCCTCCGCCAGCGCCTCGACGACCTCCGTCGACTCGCCCTTCGAGACCGCGCGAATGAGCTCGTGGCCGAGCCGCCGCACGTCGACCGCCGCCTGCTGCACCGCCGCGAACGCCTTGCGCATCCGGCGGCGCGTCGTCTGGCCCACGCTCAGCAGCTCGCCCTTCGGCGGGAAATGCGGCTGGCCCGGGCGGACTCGAGCGGCGGAGTCGCGGGCCGCGGCCCGATACAACTCGGCCGTGGGCGTGAGCTGGGCCGCGGCCCACGGCTCGACCAAAGGATGCGACATGCCAGGCGGGTTGTGCTGCTCGAAAGGGCGCATGGTCAAACCCTACACTCAAAGTTTAACTTTGGCAACACACGAATGCGCTGCGCGGTCCGCGGGGCGCGCCCAGCCCCGCAACGGCGGGTCGCGCTCGACGATTAGCGCTTCGCTACTAGATGACGGATCGCGTCCCAAGGCGTGGACTCGCCATGGCGGAGCGCGACCCGGTTTAACTCGATCCGCGCGTCATAGACGGCCTTGATGATCTCGCCGATGGCGTCCTGCATCGGGACACGGGTCTCACGTGCCAGGTCTTTGAGGAGTAGCCGGGCCTTGGCCGTAATCTTGGTCATCTCGTAGGTGCGCGCGTTCGGCGGCGGCGCGGCGCGCTCCTGCAGCCACAACCGGCCGTGGTCGGCTAGCGTGAGCTTGAGGGCGGACTCCTTCACGTACCCGCGACGCTTGGCGGCATCGACGACGACAGCCCAGCTCGGCGGGTATGCGAAAGGCTCAGCACTAGCCACGGCCGTGACGAGCTCGAACAGCTGCAGCTCGAGCGCGGGGTCTAGCTTGGCTTCGGTGGCTGGCGGCTCGAGCGGCGGCAGCTGGCGCTTACGCTGGCCAGAGCCGTGCGAGGGTGAGGAAGTGTGGGCACCGGAACCACGTGTGCGTTCCGGATGCTTCTTGGCGATACTCATGGTTCGGTGTTTAGCACGGGGCGTGCCCGGGGAATAGTAGGGAAATTGTCCGATATTGATTGTTTAACCATTGGCGAGTTTGCCTCGCGTGTCGCGCTTTGGGACGTGGCAAAACAATATTTTGTATTAAATCGGGAATTAAATATTGATCTCGCGAAGTGGTTAAACCAATTCGACCATTTTCGTGTTTTTCGGAATGCGTAACATCAGCCAAAAATGGGTCAAATTCGGGTGTCGCCCCCGGTTTTGACGGTTGTTACGGTATGTAACGGTAAGATTTCCGAAAATCGCGTCTAAAAGCCTAACGATAACAGCCTGTTACAAAATGTAACGGATGTTACGCCAAATTTCAATTCATGCGTACGCGCGAGGGACCAAGCGAAAGGCGGATCAATAAAATATACCAGGATATTACACCCAGGATCACGGCTCCCAAATTCTACACGGAATGGGAAAAAAGCGTTACATCCGTAACAGCGTTACAACGGCCAAAAACAGGCCCTAATTTTGAGGCCTGATCCTTCCACATGCGTAACATGCGGGGTTTTTGCCACATTTCAGAGTTTAACAATGAGAGTGTAATTTGACTAGCGTCAGGTTTTCTGGCACAACCATTGCTTGATGCTGCCCGACGACTTCGACCGATACCCGAACACCGAACCCGCCGACGTGGTGCGCGTTACGGCGCGACCTCGGGAGGTCGACTTGGACGACGTTAGAGCTCAGAACGTGTTGGAGCTTCCGGACGTGCTCGAACGCTATCGGCTTCGGCTTCCTTGGCGGCAAGACGGCGAGGCCGCATGACCAGGCCGCTGATTAGCCAAGCCGACGAGTCGGCGTTGTCGTGGTTCTTTGGCCCTGGCTTGACCGTGTACGAGCGCAGCACGTCGGGCGCCATTCTGGCCAAGCTGGTGCGGGAAAGCGCTTACAGCGAGGCTTGCAAGCGCTGCGACGGGGCCGGCATTCTGGGCGGCGAGGGCGGCTTCTTTCTGTCTAGCTCCTGTGAGGGCTGTGGCGGCAGCGGCAAGGCGCCAAACGGGCGGACGCTGTGCGTCGAGTGCAACGGCTTCGGCAGTGCCGGGGAGCCGCGCCGCCGGGCCGCGCAGGCGGGCGGCTGGTGCCCTGATTGCTCCGGGACGGGCTCGACATCGATCGAGCACCAGAAGCGCCGCCACACGCCTTGCCACGCCTGCTGCAAGCCACTGGACAATACGGGTCGCCTGCAGAAGCGAAAGGTCAAGGCGGGCTGCCGGAATTGCTACGGCTCTGGCATGGAGCCCGTGAACGTCAAGCCGATGCACAAGGCCCAGGAAGTATCGGGCGTGCAGGCCGACCACGAGGCCTTAGCGCGCTTCGCGGTGACGTCGCGCCGCGTTGCGCGGCTTCGCGCGCAGTCGCCGCTACTAGCCGACGCCTTGGCCGCCTGGTACGGCGACAAGGGCCAGCTGCGCGGCGATGGCGACGAGTCGCGAGCAGACTTGCTGTACCCGCTGACCGAGGACGGCCGCGCCTACCTGCTAGCGCTAGAGGACAGGCATACGGGCAGTCTGCAAGCGCTCAAAGAGCTGGCTGACGACAGCGCAGCGGAGCTGTACCTGAGCGCGGCATGCGCTTGGAATGCTTTGGTCACTTCGAAGCGCGATGCAGCGGCCTTGGCGCGTTTGGCGACCTCGCTGGATCGTCTTGGCTACGGCGATTTGTGCCTTGCTTTGCGGAGGGCCGCAGCGTGAGCAAGCTTTACTACCAGATGGCGGAAATCGCTGGCGTTGTCGGCAAGTCAACGGAGGCCACACGCAAGTGGCTGTTGCGACAGGGCATAGCGACGAAGCGCGGGGGGCGTTGGGTGGTGACAGGCGGCAAGCTTCTGGCTTCGCTACCTGAAGTATTTCAGCGATTGGCCCAAACCGGTCTTCAAAGCTGACGCGAGCGGACGAAAGCGGACACCTAAATAGGAATGTAGGGCGCGCGACGCAGCGGGCCACATGGTCGAGATCCAAGTCGATCCTCGCGGCGAGTCGCCGCCAAAGGACCTAGCACTTAAGCCGCTGCGCAGCGCCCCTGATTTTTTGGAGGGCCGTCATGGTTAGCGTCAAAGTCGAGCTCAAGGGCTTCGGCAAGCTGACCGACGACCTCAACACCTTCGCCTCTCGCGGCTTTCCCTACGCTGTTCGAGATACGCTCAACGGCTGCGCCTTCGAGACGCAGCGCGAGTGGCGCGCGGAGGTCAAGCGAACGTTTATTCTGAGAAACCGCTACACCGAGCAGTCGATTCGTACGGACAAGGCACGGGGCACGAAGGTCGAGGGCATGGCCGCGACTACGGGCACGATCGCCGAGTACATGCCTGACCAGGAGTCCGGAGGCGAGGTTCGGGGCAAGGGCAAGCACAAGGCTATTCCTACGGCAGTAGCAGCAGGTCAGGGGCAGGGGGCCAAGCGCACGCGCATGGTGCGAGCAGGGTTAAGGCTGCAGGCCGTAAACGTCACACAGCTCCCCCAGCAATATGGGAAGCGAAGGCAAAACGCTATGGCTATCGCGGTAGCCATTCGCAAGGGCCAGCGTTTCGCATTGCTCAACAGGATGAAGGGGTCAGGGCGGGCCATCTTCGAGGTCAAGGCCACACAGCGAAGGGGGGCTCGCGTGCGTATGTTATGGGACATGTCACGTGGAAGCGTTCATGTGGACAGGGAACCTACGTTGCATCGAGCAATCGCATCAAGCTCAAGTCAGTACGACCGGATCCAATATCAAGCCGTACTCAACCAGCTCAAACGCAACAAGGTTATGGGGTATTGAGACCCCAAAAGTAAATTCAAAAGGTACTGTAAAACTGTGGGGTGGGGTGCGCGGTTTACATTGACGACCCCGGCCCCCGCGCAAAAAGTCGCTTTTTTGTGAAAAGTTAACCATCTGACCGTCGGTTAATCTTGGGGTTAACAACCCCCAGGCGGTCGAATTGGGGCCTCGTGGCCCCTCGAGCAGAGCATGTCTCGCCTTGTTTCGCGCGCCGAGCTGGCGCGCCGGGCGGGTGTGTCGAAGCCCGCGATCACGAAAGCCTGCAAGAGCTCGCTACGCGAAGCCTGCACGCGCGATCGCGTCGACCTCGACCATCCCGCGGTCGTCGCCTACCTCAAGGCGAAGCAGCCCTCGGAGCTGGCGGACAATGGTCCGCTGGGCGGCAGCGAAACCGCTGCGGCAGCGCCGAAGGCCGACGCCGCTCCGACGGCGCCGACCAAACCAGCTCGCCGGCGGGTGGCCACTCCGACGCCACCCGCCGGCATGGGCAAGGGAGATGCTTCCAGCGCTCCCCAGGCTCCGACGCTGGTCAGCGAAGATGAGGTCGAAGAGGCGCGCGAGACGGTCGACGGCTTCGAGGGCTCGGCCGAAGACCTGGCGCGCATCGTGCGCGCGCTGCGCCCGATTGTGAATCGGTTCGGCACGCGTCGCGGTTTGAAAGACTGGCTCGACGCGTTGAATAAGCTCGAGGAGATCCGCAAGAAGCGGCTCGACAATGAAGAGACGGAAGGCCGGCTCATCTCGCGCGAGCTCGTGAAGACGCACGTCTTCGGCGCGATCGAGGGCTCTAACCGCCGGCTGCTGGGCGACTTTCCGAAGACCATCACCCGCCTTTTGTACGCGTCAGCGAACGCAAAAGAGTCGATCGAGGTCGCGGAGGAAAAGGTCCGTAGCGCCGTGACTCAGATTTTGAAGCCCGTGAAGGCGACCGCCACGCGCGTGATCGAGTCAGCATGACAGAGGACGTCGCCACGGCGGAACAACTCGCCTGGCTTGAAGATCAGTTTGCCGGGCTGACCACGGAGCTCGAGGTGTTGTCGCCGTCCGAGTGGGCGGAAGAGAAGCGATACCTGCCCGCGGCCAACACCAGCATGCCGGGCTTTTACAGCTTCGACCTCACGCCGTATCTGCGTGAGATCGTCGACTGCTTGGGGCTCGAGTCGCCGATCCGCGAGGTCGCTCTGATGAAGGGCGTGCAGATCGGCGGGACCGTCGGCGTGCTCGAAAACGGGATCGGCTACTGCATCGACCACGTGAAGAACGCTCCCGTGATGTTGGTCACGGCGGACGCGGAGCTCGCGAAGCTTCGCATGGAGTCCTACATCACGCCGATGTTGCAGGCCTCTGGCCTGATGCATCTGATCAAGTCGTCCGACGAGCAGAACGCGCGCAAGAGCGGCAAGACCGACAAGAAGATCGAGTGGGTAGGCGGTGGCTTTCTGATCCCGTTCGGGGCGCAGAACGCCAACAAGCTCCGCTCTCTGTCCATCCAGTACCTGCTGCGTGACGAGATCGACGGCTGGCCTGAAGTGGTCGGCAAGGATGGCGATCCCATCAAGCTGTCGGGCGACCGCACGGCGGCGTACGAAAGCAGCCGCAAGGTTTTCGATCTGTCGACGCCTACCATCAAGGGGCAGTCGAAGATCGAAGCGCGCTTCAAGCTCGGCGACCAACGATATTACTACGTCTGCTGTCTGAATTGCGGACACCCGCAGGTTCTGCGCTGGCGCCGCGAGATCGACGGTGTCATCAGCGGCATCGTCTGGGACTACCAGAAGGATGGTTCGCTCGATCGGGACTCCGTTAGGTACCTCTGCGAGAAGTGCCAGCACCCGCACACTAACGACGACAAGACGCGTCTGCTGTCGCCGGCCAACGGCGCGCACTGGAAGCCAACGGCGACGCCGCAGTCGCCGAACATGCGCAGCTATCATCTGAGTGCGCTGTATTCGCCCGTTGGCATGCAGACATGGGCGACGTGCGTCGAGAAGTGGCTCGAGGCGTGGGACGTCGAGCGCGCGCGCCCGAAGGATCTAGGCATCCTGCAGGTGTTCTATAACAACGTGCTTGGCGAGCCGTTCGAGATGCGTGGCGAAAAGCTGCGGCTCGAGCAGGTGTCCGAGCACCGCCGCATGGGCGTCTACAAGTTCGGCGAGGTGCCTAACAAGTGGGCGCGCGAGCACTGCGGAAGCCCGGTCGCGATCGTCGTTTGCACGGTCGACGTGCACGGTGACCATCTCGCAGTTGCGACGTGGGGCTGGTGCACGGGCCGCCGCGCGGTCTTGCTTAATTACGATCGCTGGTACGGTGACACGTCGCAGCTCGACGACGTTGGCACGTGGGGCAAGCTCCGCGAGCACATAGAGACGAAGCGTTACGTCGCTGACGACAAGCGTTCGTATCAGCTGAGTTTAACGCTCGTTGACTCCGGCTACCTGACGGATCAGGTCTATCAGTTTTGCGCGGAGTACAAGTCGGGTGTCTTTCCGGTCAAAGGTCGTGAGGATGCCCCGAAGAACGCGCTCGTAAAAGAGTTCGCGGAATTCAACGCGCCGCTAGGCGGTCGCGGCTACAGCATCACGGTCGACCTGTACAAGGATCGATGGAGCGCTGCGCTGCGGCATGGTTGGGATGGTTTTGGCATTCAACCGCCGGGCCACTTCAACGCGCCGGAGGACGTCACGGACAAGCAGCTCAAAGAGCTGACCGTCGAGACGAAGCGCGAGAAGATCGAAAAAGGCACAGGCAAGCGAGTCGGCTTCGAGTGGCACCGTCCTAGCGGCGCCGCCAACGAGCTCTGGGATTTGCTGGTCTACGCCAACGCCGCGATCGACCTGATCGCTTGGCAGACGCACGTCATCGCGGAGGAGAGAGACGAAGTTGATTGGATCGACTTCTGGCGCTTCTGCGAGGACGAACACCCTTTTTATTTCAAGGACTAGGTGACTGATGGCCTGCGACGAAGCCGAAGATGCAGCGTGGCGGGCAGAACGTATCGCGAAGACTAAGGCGCTGATCACAGCGCACGAAGACGCGATTCTCGCACTGTCCACGGGCGCTCAAAGCTACACGCTGAACACGGGCCAAACGCAACAAACGGTGTTGAAAGCGAATGTCGCATCGTTGCGAGATACCTTGAAATGGCTCGAAAGCCGGCTCGCAGACTTGCAGGCCGATGACTGCGGAGGCGGGGCGACGCACGTCGTCCCTGGATTCTAAATGCCTGGCAAGGATAGCCGCGGCGTCGTTCGTCGTTGGACGTCGACGCTTAGCAATGACGAAGAGCCGGCTCTTGTTGCCGAAGACAGCGTAAGCGTCCAAACGCACGCGGAGACGCCGCGATACTCGGTCGAGGCGCTTGCGCCTGCACGCGGTGCATGGAATGACGGCGACAAATTTCCGGGCGGCTTTGGGCCGACGCTAATTCTGGCTACGGACTTTTGGACGCTCCGCGCGCGCAGCGCGCAGCTGTTCGAAACCAACATCTACGGCCGCGGCGTCATCCGCCGGCTGCTGACCAACGAGCTCAACACAGGTTTGCACCTAGAGTGCACGCCAGTCGAGAGCGTTCTAGGGAAAGAGGAAGACTCGCTCGCGGATTGGTCTGAGGACGTCGAGTCGCGGTTTCTTCTTTGGGCAAAAGACCCGTACCTCTGCGACTACTACCAGCGCAGCACGTTCGGTCAGCTGCAGATCCAGCTTAGGCGCGAGTCGCTGTTGGACGGCGATGCGCTCGTCGTGATGCGGCAAGACCCGAAGACGAAGCTGCCGCGCATCCAAATCATTCGCGGGTCGTCTGTCGAAAGCCCGATGACCGGCGCCCCCCAAAAGGGCAACAAGATCTGTCACGGCGTCGAAATCGACCCTGCCGGAAAGCACGTCGCTTTTTGGGTGCGTCAGGATGACGACACCATCAAGCGCCTTCCTGCGTGGGGCGAAAAGTCAGGCCGCCGGCTCGCTTGGCTGGTCTACGGCACGGACAAGCGGATCGACGACGTGCGCGGTAAGCCGTTGCTGTCGCTTGTGCTGCAGTCGTTGCGCGAGGTCGATCGTTATCGCGATTCGACGCAGCGCAAGGCGACGATCCTCTCGATGCTCGCGGCCTTCATCACGAAGGACGAAGACAGCAAGGGGTCACGCAGCTTCACAGCGGGCGCCGTACGCAAAGACGTCGACATGCCCGTAGATGACGGGGGCGGCGATCCTCGCACCTACAAGACGCAGATGCACCATCCGGGCCTCGTGCTCGATGAGCTGCGCAAGGGTGAGAAGCCGCACGCGTTCCAGGTCAATGGCACGACCGAAACTTTCGGAGACTTCGAAGAAGCCATCATCTGCGCAGTAGCGTGGACTCTCGAGATTCCGCCTGAGATTCTGCGACTGTCGTTCTCTTCGAACTACAGTGCCAGTCAAGCCGCCGTCAACGAGTTCAAGCAATACCTGAACAAGATGCGTATGGAATTCGCAGAAGCGTTCTGCGAGCCCATCTATCAGGAGTGGCTGATCTCCGAAGTTCTGAACAGCCGCATTCAGGCGTTGGGCTTGCTTGACGCTTGGCGCGACTACTACGGCCAATTCGAGATCGTCGGCGCTTGGCTGCTGTCGGATTGGACTGGCAACATCAAGCCGTCGGTCGACCCGGTGAAGACGGCCGAGGGTTACGAGAAGCTGATCAATATGGGAGCGTGCACGCGCGACCGTGCCGCACGCGAGACTACTGGGACGAAGTACTCGCGAAACATCCGCAAACTGGTTCGCGAGAATCAGCAGCTGTCGGAAGCGAACAAGGCGATCGCGGAGCTCGAGGCGCTGAAGCGTCCGAAGCCCGAGCCGCCTAAGCCGCCGGGTGATGGTGGGCCGCCCGACAACGCGACGCCGGCGAAGGCGCCGAAAAAGGACGCAAGGCATGAAACTGTGGCTGATTGACGAAAGCGTGCTGTCGGCCATGGCCGACGCGCGCACTGGCCTCGTGGGCTACGAGCCCACGGAGAAGGAGCGAGCAGATTTCGCGGCGGCGATGCGCGAGGCCTACGCCTCGACGGCGTCGGATCGTCCGCGAAACATGCAGGTGGCTGGCAACACGGCGGCGATCAGCGTCGCCGGCGTTCTGACCGAGCAACCTGATTGCTTTGCTTCGATGTTTGGCGGTGGAAACACGACCTACGCGAGCATCCGCAAGGCACTCGCGCAGGCGGACGCCGATCCTGGCGTCTCGACTATCGAGATGAACATCGCTAGCCCCGGCGGAACGGTGGAAGGCCTTTTTGAGACGCTTGCAGCGATCGAGGCGACCAAGAAGCCGATCACGGTCAAGGCATCGCTGGCGGCTTCGGCCGCGTACGCGATCGCCGCGGTCGCGGGACCGATTCATCCGACCGGGCCAGCTTCGGTTTTCGGCTCGATCGGCGTGGCGACCGCCATCCGCATCAACCCGAGCGTGAAGAACATCGCGAGCACGGACGCGCCCAACAAGCGCCCGGATGTGACGACTGAGGAAGGCGTAGCGGCTGTTCAGGCGGAGCTCGACGCATTGCACGAGCTGTTTGTCGACGCTATCGCGCGCGGCCGCTCGCACAACACGGGCGAGGCGTTCGACGCTGCCCGGGTAAACAAGGACTTCGGACGCGGCGGAACGCTGCTGACGAGCGCGGCAAAGAGCCGCGGAATGATCGACTCCGTGCCGGCGCCCGTTAAGCGCGCGCCCCGCGGAAAGAATGCAACCGCCGGGCTCGGCGGTGCTGACCAAGAGAAGAAACGCATGAACAAAGACGAGTTGAAGGCGCAGCACCCCGAGCTTTACGCAGCGGTGCGAGAAGAGGGTTTCAAGGCGGGGCAATTGGACGAGCGCGAGCGCGTCGAAGCACATCTCGAGCTCGGCAAGTCCAGCGGCGCGATGGACGTCGCCCTCGCGGCTGTCGCGTCGGGTGAAGGCCTGACTGTGAAGCTGCAGGCGAAGTACATGTCGGCGGGCATGAATCGGCGCGACCAAGAGCTGCGCCAAGCCGATGACAAGGCTGCCGCTTCGGCCTCGGACGGCGCCGCGAGCACCGCGACAGCGACGGCGAGCGCGGGTAAAGATCCCGGCGACGTCGTGGCAGACATCGTCTGCGGCCCGGCGAAGGGGGGCAAGTAATCCATGGCAAACATGACGGTTACCGACATCACGGTGCGGAGCGTCGAGCTTCGTAACCCGTCCTTTCGTGACGAGCTGATCACGTTCGCGGGTGCTGCCACTTTCGCCAAGGGCACCATTCTAGCGCGCGACACGGGAACCCTGAAGCTCGTGAAGTTCGTGAAGGGCGGATCGACCGCAGGCAACGGCATCCCTTGCGCGGTTCTGACTTATCCCGTCACAGCTACCGGCGCGAGTGACGTCAAGTCGCGCGTGCTGCTTGCGGGCGAGGTCATCAAAGAGGCGCTTGTCATCGACGCGGACGGGAATGACAGCAACATCGACGGCGCTGTGATCGACCAGCTGCGCGCGCGCGGCATCGTTCCGATCAGCGTCCGATCGCTGCCGGGTTTCGATACGCACGACTAACGAAGTCGTGCTCTGAGTTTGCGAGGCGGCGTTCCCGTTCGCGGCAGTGCGCCGCCGCTTTTTACGAACAGAACCTTTTGAGGGGTGCGCGGCGCCGAGTGGCGAGTGTGCGTCCTCCGTTTGCATTTGAGGAATTTTCAAAATGAGTGATGCATCTACGCGCCGCATGATCGAGGCGTACAAGGAAGAGTCTACGGCGCCGATGTTCTTGTCGGGCCTCTGCCGTAGCAAGAGTTTCACGACCGAAGAGGTCGAGCTCGACATCCAGCGGGAGACGGAAGAAGTCGCCATTGTCGTGCAGGACTTGACCGTTGGTGCGCGCCCTGTCGAGGCGGCGAAGTACACCAACAAGTCGTTCAAGCCGTCCGTGATTCAGCTGGAAGGCACGCT